TCCCACGTCGACGCACCGGCAGCCACGCCTTCGGCTACAGCTATCGCTTCAATCAGGTCGCCAACGCCTGCGTGCCCCACGGCCGCCTCGATCTGCGACGTGACGTCTCCCGTTACCGGCTCCCGGAACGTACCGACACCAGCGTCGCCGGCCCCAACGCCCCATCCTTCGTACATAAGCGCTTCCTTAGAAATGCTGTCAGGGCTGGTTGTTCTCAGTCTGTCAAGACGCCCCAAACTCTCGTACCAAGAGGAATATGCGCGATACCAGCGGCTCTGCTCTTCCCGCAACGCTTCTGGGTCGACGGCTGGCTCGGTGTGAGGTTGGGGTCCAGTCATTGTGTCTATGTCGGATACGTCCACTTGTGGTCGCACGAGCTCGTCTCTGGCGCCGATCGTGGAATCTATTTCCCCGATGCCGCCTATTTCGTCCATAAACGGCACACGCTCTGCCACCCAGTTCCAAGACGACACGACCAGGTCACTCATTAAGTCCCGCAGGTTGCTGGTGATGTGCTGGAACGTAATGACGACGGTGTCAATGGTCTTGCTAAACACACCGGCGTCTTCTTGCTCCCACGCTTCCCGCACATCGTCCCACCAAGCACGAACCCGTTCTCCGGCTTCCGGCCACATGACATCGACTGTCCAGCGCCACATGCGGGTGTCCGTCAAAGTCCTGCTTAGGTTTTGCAGCCATTCCACGAGTGTTGTGCTCAGGAACCAATCCCATGCACCGCCGCCGGTCGAAATCATCCATTCCCAGCCGTCTGCCAACGCATCGCCGACATTGTGGATGACTTGCACCCAGTCGGTGTCTGCTAGCCATCGCCAAGCGTCCCGTGCCGTCTCAATGCCCCACGACCACACTGTAGATAGTAAATCATAAACGTATTCCAAAACGTTTGTGACCCATGGTGCGCCGTCATCCAGCCATTCCCAGGCATCCTTTGCCGTTTCGATAGCCCAGTCCCACACGCCGTCCAACAGCCGCTTTACGTCTTCGATCTTTTCCACCCAAGTGGTGTCTGTCAGCCATTCCCAAACGTCGCCGCCGGTATCAATGGCCCAATCCCATGCCTCATCCAGTCGTGTACGAATGGCGTCAAACGTCGGCTGTAGGTACCGCTCCCACACCGATGTGACCAGGTCGCGCACGCCCAGCCAGTTCTGTTCCCATGCCGTGTACAGCACATAGGCACCCGCTGCCACCCCGGCCAGCGCCATCACAATGGGGCTGGTAACGACACCGACGATAGCGCCTAGAGCCGCGAATGTTTTGACCGCCAACAGCAGACCGGTGGCTAAGACGCCCAGCACCGAAACCGCGCTCAACACGACGCCGCCGAACATGACCACCCGTGTGATGGTGTCCCGTGTTTCTTGATCCAAGCTACGCAAATGCTGTATGCCCGCCGAAAGATACTCATTCAATACGGTCAGCGGACCCACAAACTGCACAGCAATTTCTCGTCCCAAAGCGGTCACTTGGCCCCGCAAGCGGTTGCTTTCGTCGTTAAAGTGTGCCAGACCACGGATTGCCTGTTCGCTGGTCACGATGCCCAGCTCCCGGGCTTTTTGCATCAGTTCGTCGATAGAGTCCGCACCCTGCCGCATAAATGGCACCAAGCGACGCCCGGTGTCGCCCATAACACGCATAAGGGCAGCGGACATCTCTGCCTCGCTGCCCAGTTCCTTTGTGGCATCTGCTACGTCCATGAGCAAGTCTTCCATGGTGCGCATGCGGCCTTCATTGTCGGTCAACTGCACGCCAAGTCTTTCGAAGCCTTCCAACTGCTGCTTGTTACCCCTGGCGGCTTCCGCTGCACGCCGGCCAAAGCTGCGCAGTCCCCGCTGCAACGTCTGCATGTCCGAATTGGACTGTTCCGCCGCAAACCCTAGCGCCTGGATGGACTCCGCAGCGATGCCGGTTTGCTTGACCATGCCCATAACTTCGTCAGCATATTTGGCCGACCGCTGTGTCAGAAGCATAATACTCCCCGACAGCGCAGCCGTGGCAAGCTGGGCTCGCCGGGCGACACGCTGGATGCTGCGGTTGTAGCCTTCCAACTTCTGTTGTGCACGGTTTAAGCCCCGAATTAAGTTTTGGTCCCTGACACCCAGCTCGACATACGCTTCGCCTAAACTAGCCATTTACTCACCACCCTGCGCTTTCTGCTTTTTCAGCCATTGTCTCATATCGGAAGCGCTGCTAAAGCTGGGCGCCTCTTTCTGCTTGCCCAGGAGTTGTTTCGGTTGCAGCGCCTTGCGCCCTTTAATCAACGGTATGGGCATGTTGTTGACAATCCAGCACGCCAACACGGCGTTTTCCTGCATCCGGTCCTCCATGCGCTCCTTGTACCCCTCGGCGCACGCACGGTACTCCATCTGGTCCATTTCCCAGTATTCGTTAGGCGTGATGCCCATGCGCATGGCGTACTTTAGCTGTCCGTAGTAGTCGATGCCTTCGGCTTCGGCTTCGCCGCCGGCTTTTTTTCCGGTTCTTCGTCCGTCTCAATGCCCATAGTGCCCAGTACCAGTTGCACAACCATTTCCATCAGTTCTTGATATTTCTCGGGTTCCTCGTCCATAGCTTCGTCGACTAGTTCATACACGTCTTTGAGCTTCAGCTTCGGCTCGTACGTGCGCATGCCGACCCACAGCAGCACGTGCAGCGCTTCCATGCCCAGTCCCTCCTGCAGCACTGCTGTGATCGGCTTGCCCAAATGTTTTTCGGCATTGGCGATGGATAGGTTGTTCAACTTCACCGTGCAGTTCCGTCCTGCCAGTTCGATTTCTGCGACCTTGCGCATAATACAATACCCCCGTTAGCAAGCTAGTTTTTCTTTTTCTTAGACCTCGCTGATTTCGTTCAAGCGGATGTTGAAACTCATGTTCGTTACGTCTTCGTCCGGCGGGCTGGGGTTGATGTTGGTCACAAAGCCTTCGGACTCCCACTCCTGCGGCGTACTGCCGCCGGCCAGACTAAACTTGACTTTGATGCCGTGGCCGTCGTCGTCAAACGCATCGTCGATGATGATCTCTTGTCCGTCGTCGTCTTCGATATACCGCAGCGTGCCGCCTAACGTAGCGTTTTTGCGGCCCTGCAAAAAGTCGGACCAGCCGTCTTCCTGGTCCATGTGTCCTGCGTCAATTTCGGTTTTGTCAATGTTAAAGTTCCAATCGACCCGGCCGCCGACGTTGACGTACTCATTCCATTCGCTCGTATCCGTGTCCCAATCCGCAATTTCTAGCTTGCTAACTTTACCAGCAACTGGATTTGCCATAGCTCACCCTCCTGTTCTAGCTAACCTCGGTGACCTTGCCGGTCAGCCGAATAGTAAACGACATATTGGTCACGTCCTCGTCTGGTGGCGACGGGTTGACGTTCGTGACAAACCCGCTGGCGCTGTACTCCTGGCCGTCTTCCTCGAACTTGAATGTGACCGTCTCTGTATCCCCATCCGCGAACGCGTTTGTCATCAGGGCCAGCTGCCCTGCGTCATCTTCGATATACCGCAGCGTGCCGCCGATGGTGGCGTTCTTGCGGCCCTGCAGAAACTTGCTCCATCCGCCTGTAATGTCCATGTGCGACCCGTCGATCTCGGTTTTATCCAAATTGAAGTTCCAGTCGACACGTCCCTTGACGTCGCTGCCGGCGAACGTCAGTTCACTTACTTTGCCGGCTACTGGTGTGCTCATGCTGTTTCACTCCTTTGCGTTCTCAGGTTAAGCACAAAAATAGGACGGTTATTCTCGTCGTGCTGCAGCCAATGCTCGCTGCCTTCGCACCAGACGGTATAGCCCGTCCCGTTGCTGTTTCCGTTCTCTTCGTTCTCGTCCTCTGGCACATGCCACACGCCGTGGTACACCAGCGTGTCTTTGATGCTGCGTATCTTGCTGTACGCTGTGGGGTATCCGGCGCCCCCTTCTCCCCGGACACGCACCTGCACGCCCGGGTACTCAATCTCATCTGCATAGTGCGGCTGTGACCCTGGTGTGTCGTATAGCGTGATGCACGTGTCGGGTTTTGCCGGCTCTTGGCCGACGTGTATGGACCAACCAGACCCGGCCCACAAATCACCCAGGTCTTCGTCCTCCAGTATCTTGGCGATGTCGTATGCAGCGCTCACAGCCTCACCTCACTCGATTTGCGTCGATAATGCGGCGCATATACTGTTGCTCGTTGCGTTTCAGCGGTCCGGTCAAGTACTTCGGACCCGTCCCCGGCTCTTGCGGTTTGTACTCCAAATCTTCGTGCATGACCAATGCGTACCGCTCCGTAAACGACACCCGGACCCGGCTGCGGTCCATCAGCTCCGTCGTGCTGCTTCCCCGCAAATCGCCTTTGTCAAGTGGTGCAAGTTGGCTGGCTTCGGACTCTAAGTGCGTGCCAATTTGGGTCAGCACTTGCGGCTGCACATCCGTAGTTTGTTTGATAAGCCTGTCCAGGTTGCGACTGACCTTATCAATGCCGCCGATGCGCTCAATCATAAATACACCGCCCAGTGATCCGTCTTGCCGTCGACACGCACATGCTGCTGCAGCGTTTTGGGTTCCCTGGCATCGGCGCCGGGGTTGCCTGTGTGCTCGCCCTTTTGCAAGCGGCCTTCCAAGTCGATGGCCTTGCCGGTGTACACTACGGCATCCGCCACAATCTCTTTGCCTTCCTTGTCGCGTATCAGCTGCGTCTTGTCCTGCCAGCGTACACGGATAATCTGCGGGTCGCTCCATGACGGTTCGCCCCAGCTGCCATTGCCGGTGGGGTACCAGTACGTAGCTGCCTGGTTGCGTCGCATGACGCTCATCGTATAGCGACACCTCCTGACAAACAACCCCGCAGGAGCAGCTTGGCCTCCCTCGACAGGTGACCCGTCCGTGCTTCCGCCACCACTTGCTCGGCGTATGTCTCGGAAGCATCACCGGCTCGCACTTGTGTTACACCCCGCTGGGCTGCGTCGTCAGTAGCGGTGGCCAATGCGACCGCCTCTTCGCAGCAGGCGTCCAACACGGCGTCGGGAATATCTTCTTCGACGATCCACCCCCGCCGGGTTTTGTACTTGCGCGGGAACGCCCGTTCTTGGTCGGTTTCGGCTTTCAAGCCTTGGTACAGCTGCACGTCGATAGACGTTGTCGCCGCTCGGATGGCGGCGTTTTTCTGATCATCCGTTAGTGCATCCCAATCGGCCGACCGCATGTGTGCGTCAAAATACTGGTCCGCTTCCGCCCGTGATACGTACATGTGATCACCCCCGCAACGCTTCGATCAGCTGTTGCTTGTTCATGTCGTAGTAACGATCAACCTTCCGGCTGGCGGCCTCTTTGCGTAGGTCGGCGTATAGCCAGGCTTGGTAGTCCGGCAGTGTAGCCGCCTCTTTTTTCTCCCGCTGTTCTTCCGCTTCCCTAACTGCTTTTTCCGCCGCCAGACGCCGGGCACGGTTAAAGCTTGCTAGTCCCATCATCACCGCACCTTTCTGCAGAAGCGGACGACAAACGCCGCCCGCTGGTCTCGTGTTCGTTATTAGTCGCCGTCAACCACAGTCAGCGTTACCGTCCATTCCGTTTCCTGCAGCTCCGGATGCTGGTACCCCTCTTTCAACTTGATGGTTAACTCCAGCTCGTCATTGGCATCGTAGTCGTCGTCGGTAAACTCGATGCTACCTTCGTCTTTTGTAAAGCTGACC